TTCCTCATCTAACTTCATTGCCAAATAGCTTTGAAGACGTTCACAGTATTGATTGAAACGGAACTCTTGAATCATCGCAGTACCAACACGACCGTCACTTAATGGAGTTGTGTTATCATCTGGCCCCGTAGGAAGATAGCTACTTGGTACTCGCAAGCCACGAGCTAACCTATTGTTGAAGTAGCGTAAGTCATCAATCTCTCCCAAATTTTGTCCACCGGGTAATACTTCAACACTTGATCCTCTGCCGTCAGCAGTGACTGGGAAGAAGTAATCTTCGTTCATTGATAATGGGTTATAACTAGCGTCAACTACACTAGAACCTCCATATATTGATGGAATTCTACGTTGATGAATTTCATTCTTTATTCTCTCCACAAAAGCCATAGCCATGTGACTTGGCATATTACCAACGTCAATTTTAAACATTCTACGTTCAGGCGCACGTTGTACACGATAGATAAGAACAGCATCTTCAAGCAATTCTTTTTGCTTATAGACTTTGAAAATGTTTTCCAATACTGATTGTCCAAAGGGCCAGAAACGATCCAGACCCTCTGTCAAACTTAGATGGACTACATGTTTAGCATCTATGGCTGACTCGCTCTGGCCCAAAGTGAATCGACTACCTGTTGTGTTGTATGGCATACTTGGTGCAGTGTATCCGCCACTACCTCCTGAGCCTCCGCCGCCTGTACCACCTAAACCTGTTGCAGGATTAGCCGCAAAGTCTGTGTTAGTCTTTTGAGCCGCAGATAAGTTTTGTAAGTTAATATTAATGTCTTTGATAACATATTGTTCCGGCTTCTTACCTTCACTTTCATTAACAATAACTTTAATAATTTTAGTCATGTCAATCCAGTACAACTTAAAGTTCTCTGGATCTCTCACAAATACTTGATCGCCAAATTTGATAGTGTTTCTAAAAATCTTAAAAACTCTAGTATCAAATTCGTTTAGTTTACACCACTGTTGCAATTGAGTCTTTAATAACTCAACTTCGTGTTGAGTAGGTTCTTCTTTGAATTCAAATGCAAAAGGTGTTTTGTTATGTTCATTTTTCTGAGTACTGAACTCAGAGATAATATCTAAACAAGCGTTGATTTCTGCATCAACGTCCATCATCTCATACTGGTTGTAACGCTCAATACGGTTTGGGTGACCTGTATATACTTCTGGAAGACGACTTCCATAGTTCTTATATCCAAACTGGTCATTATTCCATCCACCTGTATCAGACCCATTTTGTCCGGGGCTACCATTCCAGGCACCTGGATTACTATTGCCGCCTGAGATTGGACTGGAGATACCACTTTTGTTTAAAAAACGTTTTTTATATGTCATAGCGTAGTATTTAGCGTTAAGCTTTAGAATACTTTAATAATTGCTCTTGGGTGCTATGACTATCACTTAGTTTATCTATCATATCATCCATTTTTTCTTCCATCATTTCCATCAGTTTAGCAATCATATCTGCGGTAGCTGTGTCACTAGTTTGCGTATTATTAGTGTTTTGTTGATTAAAAACAGAAGATAATTCTTGTTTATCTACCTTGTCTTTACCATCAAACATCTTAGATACATCTGGAGTAGGAATAACCATTTCTCTACCATGTAATGTAACATCATACCCTGAATTTGGCCCGTTAAACATGCCACCGTCACGTGCTTGGAAGTGTACTGGATCGTTAGGTACTTTTTGTGATAACCCTTGTTTGTTAAATGCGGCTATAGCGGCAGGATCATTGTAATTTTGTATATCAACTGCTTCGCCTTTTTCGTGCAAACTGCGCCCAGGTTTACCAACTGGCATGCCGGTTTTACCACGTGCAACCCAGTCATCATACAATCTTTGCTGATCTGCTGGATCTCGCTTGGCACTGTTCAGTTGTATAATTTTACCGGTACTTGCTTTATACTCCTCAGCGGCATTGAGAACAGCAGTTTTAATACCACTGTTTAATCCGTCAAATGCTTCTTTGCTTCCGGACTTAGCTGTAAATTTTATTACATCTTCAGGTTTAATCTTACTAGCTGTATCGGTTGAGCCGTCTGGTGGTTGCGGTGATAAAGGTGGTGGTGACGATCCTGCTTTACCACCACCGCTACTAGACGGAGCAGTAGCTTTACCACCTCCACCAGATGAGGCAGTTGCACCTCCACCAGATGGGGCTGTAGTGCCGGGGCCAGACGGGGCAGTAGCTTTACCACCTCCACCAGATGGGGCTGTAGTGCCGGGGCCAGACGGAGCAGTAGCTTTACCACCTCCACCAGATGGGGCAGTTGCACCTCCACTAGTACTCGCGCCACTAATTCTCTTATAAATTTCTTCTAAGCGTTTTGCTTTATCTTCAGATGATCCTGGTTGATCTTTTACAGTAGCAATGTTTGATAAATCATTAATAGCTTGTGTCAAATCTTCCATTGCTTTTTTGGTTGACAAATAAGTTTTGTTCAGCGTATCAGTTGCTTTAGTAGAATCTTTTCTAGCTTCAATTTCTTTGTCAGCAATAATTTTAGCTACATTTCCTGCTTCCGGGGAACCTGCAACTGGAGCACCTGCAACTGGAGCACCTGCAACTGGAGCACCTGCAACTGGAGCACCTGCAACTGGAGCACCTGCAACTGCCGGTTTATCAACCATAGATTTGCCTACACTCTTACCTACTTTTTCACCTACAATTTCACCACCTTTACTACCTAACCAACCACCAACTGCCGCTCCTAACAGTCCACCAATAAGAGTTCCTACAACCGGTACTACTGAACCAATTGCGGCTCCAGCGGCTGCTCCTCCCCAAGCGCCGGCTGCGCCGCCGGCAGCTTGACCAACACCTGTTCCAACGGCTTCTGATTTCTTAACAGTACCTTCGTCTTTAGTTAGTTCACCCGATTTAACTTTTTCATCTACATCTTTGGCACCTTGATATGCAGTCATTGCTCCAGCACCCACTGCTATTACACCGGCTGCAGGTCCTGCTACCCTACCCAATGCAGACGCACCTTTACCCAATGTACCAAGCATGCCGGCGCCTTTGGTTGCAGTAGCGCCTGCTTTAACAAATCTACCATCTGGTCCGCGAGGCGGTGTCGGTTTGCCTTTTCCTCCAGTTTTATCTGTACCTTTACCTTTACCCTTGCCATCTCCTAATAAGTCACCGACTTTACCCAATGCGGCTTTACCAGCCATAACAGTTAATGCAGTAGCGGCGATGGCAGCAGCCGCGGCTAGTGCAGTGGCTGCAATTGTAGACGCATCAAACCCTTTCAATAACGGGTTCATAGAAGCTATTAATTCATCTACTTTTAATTTAGCCGAACGTTCTGCTTCTGTTAACTCGTTACGTGCAACTTGCGCAGGATCTGTTGCCGCTGGGCCTTTATTATTTTTGTTGTCTTCAACTGCTTGTCTGCCGCCGGCTGCAATTTCAACCTGTGTCTTGTCGTTAGTTGAACGCTTAGTAAAACCGGCAATAGTTTGTTCAGTTAATCCAGTTGCTTTACGTAATTCGTCTGAAAATGCAAGTGCAGTACGATTATTTTCAAGCATTGTTTTTGCTTTTTTATCGTACTCATCAATAAACTCACCTTGCTTATACTGACCTTTCTTGGCTGCATCAATCTGTTTCTGAACGTCTACACCTAATACAGCCATATTAGCTGATTCTTTGGTGATAGCTCCAGTTAAATATTGCATTTGAACTGCGGCTGTTTTTGCAGGATCTCCTAATGCACCAACGTCATCAATAAGTTTCTTTGCGGCTTCTTTTTCAGCATCAATCCGCTTAACCTTATCAGTGTCTCCGGCAGCTTCAGCGGCTTTGCGATCCATAGCCCATTTGTTTTCCATCAACTTCCACTCATATGTGGCTCTATTGACTTCTTGCTGTTTCTTCATCTCCTCAACGTTCTTACCTGACATTTCGGCAAGAACAACAAGGTTCTCAGCATAAGCTAATGACTGTCTACGTAATGATTCACCTGTCTTTTCTGATTTAGATAAGCCGGCGCCTGACTTCTCTAATAATGAAACATAGTCAGCTTGTGCTTTAATTCTAGCTTCATCATCAAACCCCAAACGTTGAAATGCCATTCGCTGTTCTTTTGTAACAGCAGTCATTTCTGTAAATGCTTTTACACCATCTGATGAACTATTACCTAATATAGTTAAGCCGCCGCTCAAGCTTGTCATTGGCTTGATTAACTTGTCCATCTGATCGGATGCTAGACCAGCTTTGGCTCCCATCTGTCTAACTTGTTCAGCAGAGAACTTGTTAGCGGCACCTGTTTGACTGATTTTATCTGTAGCTTTTAATAAATCATCTGCTTGTTTGGTTGCCATTTCAGCAACCATAGAGAAGCCTTTGATGACACCACCTAAGATAGTACCTAATATACCAAAGTTTTTACCTAAGCTGAGTGCGGCATCACCTGCATTCTTTATAGTACTATTGTATTTTTCAAATCCGTCTTTACCCGACAACACTGCGCTTGTCATTGATGTCAAGGCAGCAGTACCAGAAGTTGCGGCTTTAGAAAAATTAGCCATAGCCTCGGCGTATTTTCTAGACATTTCTGCATTGATTTTTTCTGCTTCTGTTGTTTCTTCAATACCTCGTTGCAGATTTTTCAATGATTTTGCGGCTTCTGCCGCAGACATTGTAGAGTCTTTCATTGACTTGCCCGTGCCCGTCATGTTACTCATCATGGCTAGCATGGCAGCGGCCATCTGCTCGTTTCGCTCAGACATTTGACGCATTGAATCGTCAAGCTTACGAACCGTTTCGTTCAGATTGTCCATATTTTCATTATTTTCAGCCATGCATTTTTACCCACTAAATATGTTTTATAATGTATTTAGTATTGGGCTAACTACTACTTTTTAACACAAGGACAACGAATGACAATTTCAAATAACCCCCTAAGACAGTATTTCCGCAGACCTGCGATTTATCTAAAACTACCTAGTGGTGGCGCAGGATATAAACCCGGGGTAATGGATGTTCCAGAAACTGGTGATCTACCAGTGTATCCAATGACTGCAATTGATGAAATCACTGCTAGAACACCTGATGCATTGTTTAATGGAACAGCCATGGCCGAGCTTATTAAAAGTTGTATCCCGGATATCAAAGATCCTTGGGCTGTTAATAGTACAGACTTTGATGCTATACTAGTAGCCATCAAAGCCGCAACCAATGGTAATAGCATGGATATTACTACTATCTGTCCTGAATGTAATGAAGTAGCTGACTATGGAGTAAACTTGGTTGGATTGTTGTCAGGCATGAAGGCCGCAGATTATAATCAAGCATTACAGATAAATGAGTTAGAAATCAAATTTAGACCATTAACATACAGAGAAATGAATCAGGCTGCTCTTGGTCAATTTGATGCACAGCGCACATTTGAGTCATTGGAATCTGAAGAAAACATAGATGTTCGCAATAGAAAAACTCAGGAAGCTGTAAAAAGTATTACTGAATTAACTATGAAGATCCTAGCACAAACAATAGAGTATATCAAAACTCCAGGAGCTGTTGTATCAGAGTATGACTACTTGCTAGATTTCTTAACTAACTGTGATAAAAACATGTATGTTTCAATACGTGATTACAATGCACAACTAAGAGAAAGCACTCAAATTAAACCATTAAAATTGAAATGTATCCACTGTCAACATGAGTATGAACAAGCATTTACTTTAAACACATCTGATTTTTTCGCATGAAGCTTCTACGCCTTGACCCCGGAGGCGTACAGAAGCTGTTAGATGAGATGGAAAAAGATTGCAGTGATATAAAGAAAAATGCATTGAGTCTAGCGTGGTATATGCGGGGTGGTATATCCTATGAGGATGCGCTCAACATGTCCATGGATGAAAGAATTCATATTAATGAATTGATTGAGAGTAATTTGGATATTACTAAGAAGTCACAGTTACCATTCTTCTAACCGTAATATTTCATTTATCTTATCGGGTTTCATTTAGAGATGAACTTCGTTCATCTAACTCATTCGTACTTCGTACTCATTCGTTATTTCTTACGGTTAATCAGATTAAACTCATACGGGATATGATTGCCGCTTAGAAGCCATGGTAGTGCTATTAAGCACTACCAATGGTAAAGGGAATATGCCATGCCCGTCATCCTTTGTTATCTTTTCCCCGTCTAGTCAGCTATTTGATGCTACTAAACGCTACCGGTTACACTGTAAAGTTTATGGGACTGTAGTGAAGCTGTCAAGTTTTTATGTTGATTCTTCTGTAACGCACATTCTATATCGCAAAGATAAAGTAGATATAGACTTGTTAGAGGTTCGCTTTTCCGATTGCCTCTTCGGTATTCCATAGTTATCACTAACTATGCTTACTCCAGATCCGTCAGCACAGCACAATCTGTACAAACTCAAGGAGGTCCTGCAGCCAGGACAACGAATTTTTATATTAACTTAATTTATTTGTGGAATTTGTATTGGGGTTGTTGTAAAGGTAATAGTTGACGTGGTGTCTGTTTTGCCCGAATATAGTTTGAGAAGGTCTCTGTTGTGTTTGAAAAAGTCATTAAACTCAATGATTAGCCAATCACCGAATTTACTTGAAGAATAATACATAAAGTTATCAGTTTTCCAAGTAGCGCCGCATTGCACAGCGACATAACGACCTTTGCGGTTAAACTTCATAAACAATAGATTCACATCACCTTCTTCGGCAACATCCATCAATTGTTCAATCCAAGTATTTAACTGCTTACACTCGCCTGCAAGTACTAAGTGAAAAGGAAAATCAGCATAAAACTTGCACTCAATGTTCATTTTACTGAAACTTTGACCGGGTACAATATCGCCCTTAAAAGAGCGAATCTGACCCTCATGCAAGAATTCTGTGCGTGATTGATTCTTTCCACCCACATAAGCTCCTGATCCTGGTGCACGAATAAAACTCTCTCCGTAAATATCAGAAAGAATCAATCACGCA